TTATTGCCTCTTACTCACCTTCATCTCCCTCTGCTCCAAGTATCCGCGCAGTCGGTGGGTGATTATCAGGCAGAGTATGCCCACCCTTCAGCGAACCACCTTAGTAACCTTCACATCGCTGATGAACCAAGGTCTTGGGGCGCACGTTGCCGGGTGGGACAAGCAATCACAAATTGTGACCTTCAAGAACGGCTCCGAGTTGCTCTTTATGGGCGAGAACTACGACACCGACAAAGACTTTGATCGCTTCAAAGGTCTTGAAATCAACGGTGCGGGCATTGACGAGATCAACGAATGCCAGGAGGGCTTGCTCTACAAGGTGCTTGAACGTGCCGGTTCGTGGCTCAATGCCGAAGGCCGACCGCCCATTGTCGTGATGGGGACTTGCAACCCAAGCAATAATTGGGTGAAGGAACTTGTGTACGACAAATGGAAAGAATCAAACCTTCCCCCCACCTGGGCGTACATCCCTTCCAAGATTACCGACAACCCCCACATCCCCGAAGACTACCTCAAATCCCTGCGAGACAATATGCCCGAATACGAGTACAAGCGATTCGTGGAAGGCGATTGGGAGGTGCAGGAGAAACCCGAAAACCCATTTTTTATATCCTATGATGCCAAACGACACGAATCCTTCCAACCCACCTTCCGAACAAACCTGCCCATCTACATCTCTTTGGACTTCAACTTGCAGCCATTCTGCGGCATCGTTGCCCAGATATGGAGCGATGAAAACGGAGACCACGTTCATATCGTGGACGAGTTCAACGTGGTTGACGGCTCCATCCCTAAAATGGTTGATACGATAAAGGCCAAGTACGCCCCCTTCCTGTTTTCCTGCCTAATTACAGGGGACGCAATGGGTAAGCGTGGCGATCTATCGCAAAGGGACAACGCGAACTACTACGAACAACTTGCCAGAGGCTTGGGATTGAGCCAAAAGCAAATCCGCATTGTTCCCAACCCAAAGCACGAAAACAGCCGAGCGCAATGCAACTACCTCCTTCAATTCCACCCTGACATTAAGGTGAACCCGAAGACCTGCCCCGGTATGGCACGGGATATGAAGATGGTGGCCTGCGATGCCGCAGGAACGATTATCAAAAGAAACCGATTTATTATCAGCCAACAGTCCGACTTTGCCGACTGCTTTCGGTATCTTTGCAACAGCTTCCTGAACGAGTGGTACATCAAACACCTCAAGCGGAGTGGGTATAGCAAGTTCGGGCCTAACTTCATCCCTGAAACAAACCACCTATGAGCTGCCTTGAATGCACCGACTGCCTCTCCATCGGAACCTTTGACCTCTGCTGCGAGACCCTTACCCTCGCCCAGGCCGACCCAACCACGGCTTACAAGGTCGTAATCACCGATGTTACTATTGACAAAAGGACATCTTACGCCTTAACCACTAATGCGAATGGGGATATTACGTTCACGCCAGACGAGGCCATCTACACCACAGGCCGTACTTACGAGGTGCGTATCTATGCCGATGACGCTTGCGACTTCAACGACCCACAAAAAATGACAAACGACCTCCACCAAGACGAACAAACCTGCTTTTCTTTTGAATTTGAACGACTAACATAATGTACACCATTGAAACCTTCTACCGAGCCTTGATTGTAAGCCTAATGGTCGTTTCGCTCTCCATCTCTATGGAGGACGAGCAACTCCTGAACGGTCTGCAAAAGCGACTGCGATACCTTCTCCCCCCGAACAAGTATCCGATGCTCCACAAACCGGTGTACGGTTGCGTGGGGTGTATGGCTTCGTTCTGGGGAGGCATCTTTTACCTTCTCACCGCCCCGATTTTCGGCTTCCACCCCCTTGAGATGGCCGTGGTGATGATTATGGGCGTGGCACTCAACTTTATCTTCATAAAACTATCGTGATACACAAAATCGTTTACAAACTCTTCAAAAAGGAGTTGACCCAAATGGTATGGGACGAAACCTACAAGCCCGACACAATGAAAGGACTGAAATTCGCCTTGGTCTGCGAGGGCCACAAGTTCTACATCTACCCGAACATCTTTGACATCCCCATTGAGCGGATGGGACGGATCCAAGACCTCGTGATTCAGTTGCAACGGATGGTGAGCAAGGAGGAGTTGGACGTGTTCTTGGAGAATATGGAGAACGCGCTGAACGCGTCAGTTTCGGGCGCAGCGGTCAAAAACCTGGCGCAAATTGGCTTTTTGGTCGGAGAAATGCGCAAAAGGAAGGAAATGCTGATTCACCCCGATGTGATGATGGAGTTGGCCGGGGCGGTCTTGATTCGTGAAGACCAAAACCCCGGTGAATGGAATGCCGAGTTTGAGCAGAAGAAGGTGGAGGCTTTCCGCAATGCATACAAAGGCAAGGAGTTGTACGATTTTTTCGTTTTAGCCGGGCTGAGTCAATACTTTCCCAATATCGCACATTTAGAAGAAGATTGGACAATCTTTTGGGAGATGGCGGCCTCCCGGCTGGAAGCGACCCAGGAACTCCTGAAATCAGAGCTATCGGCTCGGAACTCTACTTCAGCGACCTAAATTGGCGTGAGTTCTTCGTCTTCCTTGCGGATGGCGATATATTTCTGTATAAGGAGTATATGAAAACATCCGTTGAGGATGTCTTAACTTTGCTCAAGCACTTCCAAGAGGAAAGGCAACGCAAGGCTAAACAAAACAAAGATGTCCGATAAAATATCCATTATCTATGATGCAAATATAGATGACCTCAAGACGAAACTTGAGGTACTGATTGCGAAGAATCAGCAACTTTCCAATGCGGCCAATACGGCCCAAAAGGCTATGTCGGGCCTTGGCTCAAGCGTTAATGCTACAAATGGAGGACTTAATCAGTCCACTACTATCATAAACAACTACAATAACTCGGTCAATACAACCAACAACAATGTAAATAAGCTGGGTGACTCTTTGCGTAAAACGCAAAAAGAGGTTTATGCGTTTGAGGGAGTTCTAAGTAGGGTTGCTTCAAGAATGGCGGCTGTTTTTGCGATTGACCAAGTGATTCAATTTGGAAGCTCTATCGTTGATGTGACCAGAAAAACCGAGTTGATGCAAAACAGGCACAACTTCGTTTTTCAAAACGCAGCAAGCGGAGAGGCGGCATTTAACCGATTGTTTGAGGTAGCACAAAAGCTCGGCATTGGATTCCAAGAGTTGAGCGAAGGGTTTGTTTCCTTTGGTATTGCGTCACGAGCAGCTGGTTTTTCAGCCAAAACAACCGAGGACATTTTCGTTCGTGTTGCAACGGCTCTACGAGCAGCGGGTGCGGGTTCGCTTCAAACGCAACGAGCCTTTTACGCCTTGCAACAAATGCTTTCCAAGGGCGTGGTTGCTGCGGAAGAATTGCGTAGGCAGTTGGGTGAAGCGTTGCCTGGCGCATCCGACTTGATGACTAAGGCATACAACCGCCTTCACCCTGCCCAACAAGTCACCAACCTTGGTTTCACAAAGTTGCTTGAGAACGGTAAGATTATATCAAGAGAAATCCTGCCTGAATTTTCAAGGGTCTTGGAGGAAGAATTTGCTCCCGCTCTTGCAGGGAAAGCGGGGTCTTTGGATGCGACTCTTACAAGAGCTTCAAATGCTTGGGAGAGGTTTAAGCTAAATATCGGTCAAACAAATTTTCAAAGCATTTCTTCGGGATTCAAGTGGCTTGAAGAAAGGCTTACGAACATAAATGCTATCCTTCAAAACTCCGAAGGATTTTGGCAATCCTATTACAAAATCGTAAACGAGGTAGCGTATGGCTCTGGGATTTTTACGGAAAGCATTACTCGTTGGTGGAAAGGCATAATGGCTGACGAGAAACAGGTTGCCGCATTAAACCAAAGAGCTTTTGAGAGAGGCTCTCTTGAATACGCTGAGGGAATAGAGAACAGGAAAGAGCTTGCGAAAATGACCAAGCAAGAGGTTCAGGACAGAATGAAGGCCCTGAAATCAGAGATAAACGCAAAGGCCGAAATAGCAATAACCGATGAGGCTGAAGCAAAAAGACAAAGACAAAGGCTTAGGGGATACGGTATGCTAATTGAGCAAATGCAGGTCTTTGCTGAAAAGGAAAACGAAGAGTCTCAAAAAAGAGCCGAAGCAGATAGTAGTACCAAAGAAGCTATCAAGGCAAGAGAGGAGGCCTTGGCAAAAGAGAATCTTGAACTTGAAAAGCTATCTGAAAATAGCGTTAAATACCAAGAGCAACTCAAAAGAGTTTATATAGCCACAAAAGCACTTAATGACCTTAAACTCGCAGATTCACCACAAGCGGCAGCTCTTGAAAGATTCAAACTTGACCAAAAGATAAAGGAGGTTGATAGGATGCTTGGAAGTTATGACCCCAACGCTCCAGAAGTTATTGTGGAACCAGAGGTCAGTCTTGAGCCGATGAAAAGACTTAACGAAGAAATCAGAGACCTGACAAAGCAACAGTTGGAAGACCGCGCTGCCGCCATTCAAACCGAAATCCAATTCCACAAAGAAGGCACAGACACAAGGCTTGAGCTTGAAAAGCAGCTTGTAATGGCAAAGGCTCGCCTTGCCGCGAAGGATGCCGAAATTCAAGGCAAGAGCGTCAAAGAGATTGAGGCCATCTTTGCTAAGGCCAACATTGAAATGGCCGACCTTGATAAGAAGTTTCACGATGACAAGCGCAAAGAGGCAGAGGATT